ATGAGACTCTATCAGCAGGTTATCGTTGAGGCGACGGCGGCCAGCGGGAAGGAAGCGGAATACATTGAGGACATTATGCGCAACGACATTTTTCACTCTACGTTGGACTGGCAGTCGCGGGCGCAGCTGGCGCGGGGCGCGCGGGAGGCGGTGAAGATGCTGAAAATATACCGCGCCGATCCATCGCTGGCAAAGCACTTCCCTGAGGCATAGCTATATGGAGATAAAAAAACGCGGTGACGAGATTCCGAAGGAGCTATACGAGAAAGTCTGGAGCCTTCAACCGGATATGCTGGCTCACCGCTTGGATTTAACAATCAGCGCGGCGGTCCGGATACACGCGCTGGTAAAAAGGGAATTGGTCAACGCAGGGATAATGACCCCGGACAATGTCCTGATTCGCCGCAAGGAGGCAAAAATGAAAGTAACGCTGGAGGCAGACGTTCAAGTGGGCGGTAACCGCCCTCGCGGCACGGGATGCATAGGTTATATGCCGGAGGGTACGCGCTATGAGGACCTTGTGCGCGTATTCGGCAAACCACTGGCGGGACTATCACCGGACGGCAAGGTCAAGGCGGAATGGTACGGGCGCATTAGCGGCCTGGAGTTCACCATCTACGATTATAAATCCAGCCTTGAGCCTGAACGGAACACCGATTGGCATATAGGCGGCAGGAATCAATTGGCCGCAGTCCTGCTGATCGCATATTTCAAGACCGCAGATATCGCGGTATAGGAGGCAGTAATGAAAACGCTGACTCAAGAGGACCTGGAAAAGCGTATGAAGCACTGGATATCCAATCGCGATGAGATATTGGACTTCTATGTGCAGGTCGCAGACGAGCCGACCAAGCGCATGATTGAACAGACCATCCGGTGCTACCGCCACATTATCACCAGGAGCATAGTTTCTAAGGCCGCAGAGCGTACCCGGAAGAAGAGCATTAAATGCACGTGCGGAAGCGACCAGTTCAAAGCCCAAAAGATAACGCTGGAACTGCGGGGCGTTCCCTGCGAGATAACGGAGGACGGTCCGGAGTATGACGATAAGGCGGCCGACTACTCCGAGGGCTGGGACTACAACAATGAAAGCCGGGTGGCTTGCGTCGCCTGCGGGAAGGAATACGACATTGCGCAGGATGAGAAGGCGAATATCTGTATGTGGCCAGTGTGGGATGAGTCATATGAAAATAGAAAAACGAGGTAGGTATTGGGCGGTTTACGCGGTCGACGGCAAACTAATCTGCGTTGCTGTTTATAAAAAAGGCGCGCAGGATGTTATGCGGAGATTGGAAAACGCGCGGAGCACTAAAACGTGCGCGGTGCCTTGCGGAAACTCCGAAAGAGGCGTTATGAAAATAGTCAAAGACTATAACGAGATGGATGCATTGGAAAAGTTCGAGGGCCGGAAAGTTATTGTGCTGTATTCCAATCTTATCCATCAGGTTGTTAACGGCCAGTGGTCGGCGGTCGGCAAAGTAGATAAAGATGGAAATATTACATACAGGAGGTGAACGGATGAAAATGCCAAAAGACGACGTGCTCAACGCCTTACTGACCGACTTGGTAGCGGACCAGGTCATCCGGGCGTTGCAACTGGGCTATGGCCGCAAGGAAGTCGAGGCGGCTGTAGCTCGCGGTGTATCTCATGGCGTTTATGAGTTCAACCAGTGTCAGGTGGACGGGAGAGAAACGGAAAAAATAATCGGGGCCATGCGCCCCAGGAGGCAAAACCATGAAAGCAAATGAAGCCAAGGTAGGCGAGAAGTATCTGTCCAAGACGGGCATTCCGGTCACGATGACTGGTTCAAAGGCTGGCAAGGTCCTGATAAAGCTTGAGACCACCGGCACTACCATCATGGTGAACGGCGACTACGAGCTTAAGCCGTATGACGAAAAAGGAATTGGCAAAGAGTCCAAGCTTCTCCTTAAGGTCAACGGCAAGGGCAAGACGGGGGGGGGTGCCAAAGCGAAGAACGGCGGCTCACTGGCCGCTATCATTGACCCTTACCTGCTGAGTGGCGGCAAAACAACGCAGGAGATTGCCGCAGAGGTGGCAAAGAAGGCCGGTGACGCGGGCAAAGGCAAAGACCTTGAAGCGAATGTGCGGGCGCGGTGTTGGACCTTCAAGAAAAAGGGCTGGCAGGTGGTCAAGGACGACAAGAAGCGGGTAAAAGTCTTCCAGAAGAAGGGATAACCACATGGAGCCATACGCAGAGAAGCTCAAGGCAGGCAAGGAAAGGATGCGGCAGCTTTGTATGCAGGCGGCCCTGGCCAACACACCGGCGGCGGTCAGGGTCGTCCGCATCCGCAGAACGCTGTCAGGCAGGGCTTATAGCGCCGCAGAGATAGCAGCGCCGAGGCCGGTTACCCGGCGGGCCCTGGCCATCTTCCTACATGAATGCGCCCATGTAGCCTTGGGGCACGTTAATGCCGCCCAGTTTGCGCCCACGTTGCCCCACGGCGGCTCCGGGCCAGCCCAGGCGGCCTCAGAACCAAGGATCAGGCGTAAACCCCGCCATGTAGAGGAATACGAGGCTGAACAGTGGGCCTTTGCCCGCATGCGGGAGTCCGGCATCCCTATACCCCGGAAGTCGCTGAGGCGGGCCAAGAGCTATGTGGCGTATAAGATTCGCCAAGCCCGGCGGCGTGGTGCCAAGGCGGTCGACCGGGAGGCCCAACGGTGGGCCGGGGGCGGGACGCCATGAGCCCGGATGCTATGCTGGCTGGCTTCATACGGCACCTGCGGGTAGAGCGGGGGCTCTCTCCATGCACTTGGACCAGCTACGGTTACCAAATCCGTGGCTATCTATGCTTCCTTGTGGGCCGGGGGCAGACCCCGGCCACAGCTACGCGAGAGGATGTTCTTACATACCTGGAGGCCAAAAGGAACGCGCATTTGGCGAGCAGTTCGCTCTTCGCGGCGGCTATCGCCATCCGCCAATTCCACCGGTTTTTGACGGAGCGGGGGCATGCCCCGATAGATCCTACCATCGGGATGAAGCTCCCTAAATTTAAACAACGGTTGCCAGAACCTTTGAGCGTTCAGGAAATGGCAAGGCTTCTTGATGCGCCCATAGGCGATAAATTTAATCACGTTCGTAATAAGGCAATGCTGGAGACGATGTACGCCACCGGCATGCGGGTTTCGGAACTGCTGAGTCTCACGCTGGAACAGGTCAATCTGGAAAATTGCTGGGTAAAAATACAGGGCAAAGGCGGCAAGGAACGCATCGTGCCGGTTAGCCAGAAGGCCAAGGCCGCCATTCTCTGCTACTTGGAGGTAAGGAATCAGCGATTGCCTATAACACAGGCTACCCTTTTCGTGAATTCGCGTGGCCAGGCGCTAAACAGGGGCACGTTCTGGTGGGAACTAAGGCGAATGGCCGAGAGAGCCGGACTACATGGCAGGATCACTCCGCATCAGATTCGGCACACGACGGCGACGGTTATGCTTGAGGGCGGGGCGTCGCTGCGCGTTGTGCAGGAAATGCTCGGGCATGTGAGCGTGCTGACGACGCAAAAATATACGCACGTTACCGCAGAATTTATGAAAACGACCTGCAATAAGGCACACCCTAGGTTTTAACTTGCAAAAATCGCCATTTTCATCGCGACAAGACGCTGTCGGGATGGTCTGCTACAATATTTCTACAGCCGCACTTTACCAATGACCGACTTGTTTATACCTTACGAGTGAAAGTGCGGTTGTAGAACTATTGGATAGTAACGGGATAATTTCCCCAAAGTGTTATAATTAAAAATAGAGGCATATGATAGGACCGAAACATTCACTCATGCGTGCTTCTTGTTAGGGCTTGTGGCGGGCATACACGCTTCTCTGGGGGATTTACAGATAGGTGAGGAGAAAAGTAATAGAGTGTTATGCTCCCATTACTTAAAATGGTCTTGGATTTAACACGCAAAGACAGTGCTATAATTAGACGGGGATACAACATCATCAGCAAAAGATTTTGAGAGGGAACCATGTCTGAACAACACAAATCGCGTGAAATTGCCAATTTTATTTGGAACAGCATTGCCAATAAAATTCTATGGAATAAGATAAAAAAGGGGAAGTTCTCGGATGTTATATTCCCTTTTACGGTTATAAGGCGGATGGATTGTGTTTTGGAGCCTACCCATGAAAAGGTTCTCGCGGCACATGAAAAATACCACAAAGACCTCAAGAACCTTGACGGAGTTTTAACCAAAGCTTCGGGGGCGATGTTTTACAACAAATCAAAATTCACATTAAAAATACTGCTGGACGACGCCCCCAGCATTAAAACCAATTTTGACGCCTATCTTAATGGCTTTTCCCCCAATGTGCAGGAAATTATTGAGAAGTTTAAATTCAGAAACACTATAGATACCCTGCAGGAAAAGGAGATACTGTACAGCCTGACTAAAGAGTTCTGCAAGCCTGATGTGGACTTGAGTCCCGCCTCATTATCCAACCACGAAATGGGTTATGTTTTCGAGGAACTTATCCGTAAATACAATGAATCCACGGACGAAAACCCCGGCGAGCATTTTACGCCCAGGGAAATAATAAAGCTGATGGCGCGGATGGTTATTGCAAAAGACCATGACCACCTCAAACGCCGGGGAGCCATTGTCACGCTGCTCGACCCCTGCTGCGGCAGCGGCGGCATGCTTACCGTGGGCAAGGAAGAGATCTGCAAGGTCAACCCCACTGCCAAGGTGGAGCTTTTTGGCCAGGAGTCCGTTGACGAGACATACGCGGCCTGTAAAGCAGACATGATGGTTAAAGGCGAGGACCCGGACAAGATTAAGCCCAACTCCAGTTTCTCGCATGATGGCTTCATCGGAAAAACTTTCGACTATATGCTTATGAACCCGCCTTACGGGTCGGATTGGACAGAGGATAAAGTTTTTATAAATACCGAGCACGATAAAGGCTCCAGCGGTCGGTTTGGGGTCGGCCTTCCTAGTATTGACGATGGTTCCCTGTTGTTTCTTCAGCATGTAATATCAAAGATGCATAAAGACAGGAACAAGAGCCGTATCGGCATAGTTTTCAACGGCTCCCCGCTTTTTAATGGCGATGCGGGCTCCGGCGAATCTGAGATAAGGCGTTGGGCGCTGGAGAATGACTGGCTGGAGGCTATTATAGGCCTGCCCAGAGACCTTTTTTACAATACCGGCATTTACACTTACATCTGGATGCTTACAAACAGAAAGGATGAGGCGGATAGGGGCAAAGTGAAAATGATCGACGCCCGTGAGTATTGCCGGAAAATGGGCAAGAGCCTTGGTGATAAAAGGAATGAAATAGCTGAAGAGCAAATATCCGAAATTATCAGCATGTATACCAGCGACCGGCAGAGCGAGAAAATTAAATTCTTCAAGACAACCGACTTCGCTTACCGCAAAGTACGCATAGAGCGGCCATTGCGGCTGAATTACCGTGCTTCGGCTGACAAGATAAAGAAGCTGGACGAGGAAAGCGGGTTCATTAACCTTGCGGTCTCCAAGAAGCTTAAAAATCAGGAGACAAAGGCACAGCAGGAGAGTGAAGGCATTGAGTTGCAGAAAAAGATTAAGAAACTGCTTGCTGGTTTGCCGGACAAGCTATACAAAAACGCAGCAGATTTTGAAAGACTGCTTGACTCCGCATTTGAGAAGGCTGGGGTAAAAGTGCTGGCGCCCGCAAGGAAAGCGATCTTAAAGGCACTGTCTGAAAAAGATGAGACGGCTGAAATAGTAAAAGACGCCGCTGGCGACCCGTTGCCGGATTCCGACCTACGGGATCATGAGTATATTCCGTACGCGGAGGACATCGAGAAGTATTTTGACCGCGAGGTTAAGCCATATGCGGCTGACGCCTGGATTGATAAAGGTTATGTGGATGAAAAGGACGGCAAAACCGGCAAGATAGGCTATGAGATAAACTTTAACCGGTATTTCTACAAGTACCAGCCGCCGCGCCCGCTTGAAGAGATTGAAAAGAATATTGCAACAGTTGAGGCTGAAATAAAAGAAATGCTTTGGAGCAAGTGATGAGAAAATATAAACAGTATCCAAAGTATAAACCCTCCGGAGTGGAGTGGATGGGAGTGATCCCGGAAGGGTGGGGGCTTAAAAGATTACGATTCTGCGCAGAAATTAACCCGAAGTGGGGTGGCGGCGTTTTAAATGGGTTAAAGGATACGGATGAAGTTTCCTTTGTGCCAATGGAAGATGTTCCTGAGAACGAAACAGATTTAATTGCTGAAAAAACCGCGCTTCTTGAAAAAGTCAAAAATGGTTACACTTTTTTTACTGAGGGGGATGTTATCGTTGCAAAAATCACACCATGTTATGAGAATGGAAAAGGGGCGATAGCGGGGAAGTTGGTAAATGGTGTTGCCTTTGGCACTACAGAGTTGCACGTAATTAAAGCTGGGAAAGAATTAACAAATAAATATCTTTTTTATTACACAAAACTTAAAGGATTTAGAGAACATGGTGAAGCAAGTATGAAAGGCGCGGCCGGACAAAAGAGAGTCCCGGAATTGTATTTCAAGGATTGTTTGATTCCGATGCCTAAGTATGCGGCACAGAAAGAAATAACGAATTTTATAGACAAAGAAGCCGGACGCATTGATAAGGTTATCGAAAAGCAAAAACAATTTATTGAGCTTTTGAAGGAAAAGCGGGCGGCAGTTATTACCCATGCAGTCACCAAGGGCCTGGACCCCAAAGCCAAAATGAAAACGTCCGGAGTAGATTGGATCGGCGATATCCCGGAGGGATGGGAAGCGAAAAGATTAAAATTCCTTCTGAAACCTCAAAAAGGTGCTGTTAAATCTGGGCCTTTTGGCGCACATCTTAAAATAGATGATATGAAAGGGACAGACGTAAAAGTTTATGACCAAAAAAATGTAATCGAGCGCGATATAAATGAGGGCTCAAGTTATATTTCCAATGAAAAATTCGAAGAGCTTCAGGGGTTTGAGGTTTTTAAAGGTGATTTGCTCGTCACCACACGCGGGACTATTGGGCGTTGTTATATAGTTCCCGACAATGCGGAAAGGGGAATCCTGCACCCATGCCTCATGAGAGTTCAATTAGATGAACGCAAAATAGACCCTCTTTTGATTGAAATCTTAATTAATGATTCCAGTTTCTTTCTTGAGCAAATGCGGGCATTGAGCAATGGCACAACAATTGAGGTAATTTATACTGAAACAATTAAAAACATAATTATCATCACCCCACCCAAGAGTGAACAAGCCGAGATAATTAAATATCTAAACGAAGAAATTTATCACACCGATAAGGTCATTGAGAAAACCGAAAAATGGATCGATTTAATGCAGGAGTACAGGCAATCCTTGGTCATCGCAGCAGTTACAGGCCAGATTGATGTCCGCGACGCAGAATAGCAAGGGGAAACATTATGACAACCATAAGCGAAAAAGACATGGAATCCCAAATCGAGAAGGACCTGATTAAAACCGGTTACTTTAAAAGAAACTCGGAGAAACACTACAGCAAGACCACCTGCGTGGATAAAGACCAACTGATAAATTTCCTGATCGCCACCCAGAAAGAGCGCTGGGATGCATACGCAAAACACCATGGCGCCGGCGCTGAAGACGCTTTGATAAACCGGATAAAGGATTTCATCGACAAACACGGTACATTGGAGCTGCTGCGCAAGCCGCTCGGTATATACGGAGTATATTTCGACCTGGCATATTTCAAGCCTGCAAGCGGCCTTAATGCGGAAGATAAAGTAAGGTATGAGGGGAACATCCTCAGCGTTATGCGCCAGGTGAAATACAGCGAAAAGAATGAAAACTCGCTGGACATGGTTGTTTTGTTGAACGGGCTACCCCTAATCACCTTGGAGCTTAAAGATAAGATGACCGCCTCCGGATATACGGTAAATGACGCTATAGAGCAATACCAGAAAGACCGGGACCCTAAAGAGCCGTTATTCCGCTTTAAACGCTGCCTTGTGCATTTTGCTGTAGATGAAGATAATGTGTACATGTCCACCGAATTGAAAGGCCTGGCAACATGGTTCCTGCCTTTCAATAAAGGGAACAAGAACCAGGCTGGCAACCCGTCTACCGCCGGTTTCCCTGTGGAATACCTCTGGAAAGAGATATTCCTGCGTGACAGCCTGCTTGAAATCATCCAGTATTTTATTCAGACTGCCCCGGTTCTGGACGAGGATGGCCGTGAAACAGGCGGGGAAATACTTATATTCCCAAGGTATCAGCAGCTGGACGCCGTAAGGCAGCTGCTTAAAGACGCAAAGAAAAATGGTGCCGGGAAGAACTACCTTATACAGCACAGCGCCGGCAGCGGCAAGTCCAATACCATCAGCTGGCTTGTGCATCAACTGGCAAGCGCTCATGATGGTGCGGATCAAGTGGTTTTTGACTCCACAATTGTGGTCACGGATAGAAGGATATTGGACTCCCAGCTCCGGAACACCATCAAATCCTTTCAGCATGTCAGCGGCCTTGTTGTGGGCGTAGAGGACGGCTCAAAACAATTGAAAGAGGAACTGGAAAGCGGAACAAAAATAATAATAACCACGCTGCAAAAGTTTCCAAGGATAGAGAAGCAGATAAAAATGCTGCCCGGCAAACGCTTCGCGATAATACTTGACGAGGCGCATTCGTCGTCGAGCGGGGAGATGTCAAAAAGTCTGAAAAAAGTGCTCAACCTTAATGCCGAAGATGATGCGGAGGAAAAGGAAGAGGAGACCTGGGAGGATAAAATTGAAGAGGATATAAAAGCCAGGGGCAAACAGAAAAATGTCAGTTATTTCGCCTTTACCGCAACCCCTAAACCTAAGACCCTTGAGCTTTTTGGTGTCAAACAGAAGGACGGCAGCTTCAAGCCATTTCACCTGTATTCGATGCGCCAGGCAATACAGGAAAAATTTATCAAGGACGTTCTTCCGAATTATATAACCTATACCACTTATTTTGAGCTGATTAAAAAGGTTGCAGCCGACCCCGCATACGACAAAGCCAAGGCCTCGCGCCTATTAAAGGTTTTTGTCGAACTGGCCCCGCAAACCATAGAAAAGAAAACCGAAATTATAATAACCCATTTTATGGAGCATTGCGCGGCTGAGATGAATGGCCAAGCCAAGGCAATGATGGTATGCTCCTCACGGGCACAGGCCGTTAAATACAAGCTCGCTTTTGACAAATATCTGCAGGCGAACAAGCTGCCTTACCAGGCCCTAGTTGCCTTTTCCGGCTCAATAGAGGATGGCAGCGGTACGGATTACACCGAAGCGCGGCTGAATGGTTTCCCTGAAAGCCAAACCGCTAAAGTCTTCCGAGATAAAAAATACAAGTTCCTGATCTGCGCTAATAAATTTCAGACCGGTTATGACATGCCGCTCCTCTATGCTATGTACGTAAACAAAAAGCTGCATGGCGTTAATGCCGTGCAGACGGTAAGCCGGCTTAACCGGATCTTTAAAGACAAGAAAGATCCGATAACCATGGATTTCATCAACCCGCCCAAGGTTATACAAAAAGCCTTCCAAGACTTTTATGAGGAAGTGGAGCTGGAGAATGAAACCGACCCCAACAGGCTGTATGACCTGAAGAAGGGGTTGGACGACGCCGGCTACTATACCTTGGCTGATGTAGATGAGTTCAACCGGATACTCCATACGGGTTCCTGTACTCAGAGCCAGCTTGTCCCGGTTCTGAACCGTATTGTGGATAAATTCAAGGCTGATAAAGACCAGAAACATCGTGATTTATTTAGGTCTACAATGAAAGCTTATCTGCGCCTGTATTCTTTCCTTGTGCAGATAGTGTCCTTTCCGGTTAAAGACTTACACAAGCTGTATTTGCTCTGCCGCATACTTTACCGCAAGCTGCCGCATGACAGTGTGCCGCTTCCTATTGAAGTTCTGCAGCAGGCCGACCTTAACTCGCTGAAGATTAAAAAGATTAACACCGGCCTTACTGTAAAACCGGGGGAAGGCGGAGTTTTCAAGCCGGAAGAAGACCGGGTGTATGTTAAACCTCAGGAAGTGCTGGAGCCGCTGTCTATCATTATTAAATGGATAAATGAGCACTTCGGGACCAACTTTACCGAGGCTGATAAGGAAGTTGTCGCAATAATAATCAGCCGCCTTAGCGGAGATGCGGAGTTTGAGGAGGAGGTGGCAAACAATCCGGAAGGCAGCGTTCTCCATGTATTCGAAAAAAGGTTTAATGGCTTACTGCAGGAAATGATAGAAACGCAGTTTGATTTCTATAAAAAGCTGAACAACAACTCAGAAGCTAAAGAGGACCTGATGAAGCGAATGTTCAAGGTCCTTTATGAGAAGCTAAAGAAAAGGGACGGCGCCAGACCCTGATGAATAAAGAGTTTGAAAATCTTTATAAAGTAGTTGGCGGCAACATTCCCCATGTAAACCAGGTTAGTTGAGGGTTGTTGAAAGAGCCGTTGTGTGTGGGCTGATTATAGGGTGAAGGTCAGACCGAATCCAAATTTGGGAAATAGTAAACTTAAATAGGACGGTTTTTAGGGGGAATAAAAAACATGGTGATGGACGAATTAACAATTGGTGTTGCGGCAATTGTTGTCAGTGCCCTATCGTATTTTGCGGGAGTTGTACGGACCAAACAACAACAAGCCTCTAATGATCAAGATTCCCGGATTAATAAAGTGCTTGATAAATATGTGTCCGCATCACAGGCAGGGAGATGTAATTCTTATGGTGGACTTGTTCAGGCTGGAATTGGGCTACTTAAAAATGACAAAGAAATCAGGGAACTGCTTGATAGAATTGTTAAACATGGGGAATCATGGGACCCGCGTAGTCAACTAGCGGGGATTGACACTTACCAACTTTTCCAAAAAGCGAAAGAAAAAAGATTAAACTTCAGCTATTCAGGTGTTGCAGAATCTCTTATCGCAGAAATGCGGCAAGGCACGGTGACCTACTAATCAGAATTGCCATAATCTAAAAATTAGTTCTCAATCCAATACCAAAGCTAAACTTCGCACCCCATCCAAGTCCAGCGATGCATTGGACTTCCAAATTTTGAAAAGGTGTAAAATCGTCAACGTGCCGCGAGATTCCAATCCCGCCGAACTGCGGCGTTATCCCGGCGGTAAGGCTATAACGCCCCAAATACGCCCACTTGAAGTCTACCAGCGCCAGTAGCTTGCGCGAGTAGACTATTCCGCCGCCCAACCGACGAGTGAAGCCACGATCTTTGACCACTACTTCTGGCGGTTTCTCCGGCTGGTCCACCTTGCTCACGACCTCAACATGCCCCTCCGGCGGTAGGTAGCGGTCCCGGTATTCAATCTTCGTAGGCCCGTCCCGCCATTTGGTAACAACGTGCTCCCGGTAAATTGTCACCGTCTGCTTCGTATCCGGCGGCAAGCCCTCAATCTTGGCCGTGAGTTGCTCTGCCCGGCCAGTCTCGTGCCTGAGTTGCCAATACATGACCGCCAGCATTAAAGCCAGCAGGATAATGGCTGCCTCCTGTGGCCGCCGGATGATAAACCCGAAAATTTTAGTCAGAAGCGTCATTTTCATCTCCTCCGGGCGGCTTGTGGTTCCCGTTGCCGTTCCCGTTCTTAACCTTCTCGTAAGTTTTGGTCAGGACATAGCCGGTAAAAATGACTGACACAACGCCGCCGGTCACGGTGACAACCGTTGGAATCGCGTCCGGGTGGTAAAGCACCGTCCACACGCAAATCCAGGCATAGAGGGCCATATACAGCCAATTCCACAGGGTCCTGAGCGACTTGATGTCCCGCATCAAATTCTGCGCGAGGTCGCTCTTGAAGGTGTTCCTTGCCAAGGCCAGTGTCAGTTGCTTTATTCTGTCCATTAGAGTTCACTCCTAAAAAGGCCCACGTCCCAGCATTTACCGGGACACGATTTCTGCCTTGGCACTCCGAGGCGGTCGAATACCTCCCAGTGGCCTATGACGTGGCTGGCCGGTATGTGGAAGGCTTCCATAAAGGCGCGGGTCAGCTGTAGGTTGAACTCCCAATGCTCAGGCTTGGGCGGGGCTTTATCAAAATCGCCAACAGCACACAGGCCTAAATAGTCTGTGTTGTAAATATTTGATGCTCCTTTGACTCCTGCGTGAGCACCGATTTGGCTGAGCGGCCTGCCCCAGTTGAAAACGACCTGGCCGTTTACCCATTCCGTCCCGCCGTGGTATGCAATATCGCTCCAGGGCGGCTGGAATGATTGCCCCGCTCCGATGACCTGTCTGCGTTTGTATTCGTCTGCTGCAACAATATTCCCGTCTATGCGGTAGGATGTGTGGTACCTGCGAATGGCGTCCCAGTCCCGCGCTGCTCCATCCGGACTGGCAGAGTGATGCCAGACGATGCCTGACCACGGTCTGGACCGGGACACATCAATGCTCAGCGTTAGTTTCGGTTTGCTCATATATGCCTCCTGTAGCTATAAACGGGATTCCGTCCGGTTTTGACGCGGTTATATCTCCGTTACCTCGGCCTCTATGGTATACCCCGCGTTCTTGAACATATCGCTGTAAGCAAACGACAAGGCCTCTATCTTCCAACCAACGTCAAAAAGGTCTCTTGGCCTGGCTTTAGGCTCCGGCCAAAATGTAATAAACGGATTTTGCTTAAAAATCAGTTCAACCGCGTCTTTGGAGGGGGAATCCGTCAGTATTATTTGCCACTTGCCCGTGTATTTGTTCTTCCCTCGATAAGCTATAAGCTTGCCTCCCAGGGTTCTGAAACTGCCTGACTCAAAAAGCTCTCTTTGCGGTGTATAAGAGTCAAAATTTGGCAGCGCGACAAGTATCTGCCCGCAGTAAAGCTCACCTATTTTCTTATTCTGGTTCGCTGTCTTGGTCGTCCGGGCTTCTATCTGTATGACGGGAGTGGACTGCGGAGTGAACGGTATTATGATGTCGTCATCCAGTATCTCGCCGTCAAACAGCGTGGTTACGCCCATGAACACCCGCAGGCTTTTCAGGTTCGTGTTCCGCAGGATAACGGCGCTTATATTTCTAAGCTCATTTCCGCCGGAAGGGCCCATGAAAGTAAGCTGCAAAGTAACCGGCGTCGAGTCCAATGCGGAAAGCGACGTCCACTGGCTGTCAGCATCGCCGTCGGTCAGCTTTTTGGTGTTTGCCGTCTCCGAAAGTCCTTCCTCGCTTGAGGTGGCTATGACAAGGCCGGGCCCGGCCTCGTCCAGTGACAGGATTATCGGCTGGTCATCTTCGACCGCGGCCATAGCCGAGATAAAATCAAAGGAGTTAAGCGTCGGCCCCGGGCTGGCTTTTACGAATTCCAGCTGTGTCTCAAAGATGTTTGCGGCCGGGAGCGTTAATTGCCCGGTTTCCTTGCTGCCATTCGTGACTGTGGTTATGGGGTTCCCGAATGACTTCGTTTGAATCTCTTCGAGAGTGTCGCCTGCGCGAATGCGCACGTTAATCTTACTGGTTGGCGACTGTAGAGTGCGGTCTAAAGTAAAAGCTGTTACCAGATGCTTCTGATTAAAAACATGCCGCAGATTTATATGCCCGGAATCTGCCTCTACGCCCGGGCCGCAGAGCTTAAAATAATCAAAGCGAAACTTTGAGGCGTACATCTGGTCCGAATTGCCAATATCCAGGAATCTACTGCCTGGCAGGGTTCTTAGGACTGGTGAGTCCAAGGTTTCAAGAACCACTTGTGCAGGATCATCATTCTTGATGACTTTCATCTTGATAGTGCCTAACGGCCCCTGTGTAACAAAGATCGTGAACGGCATACTCACCGTGTTTACCGGGAACAGCAGGGTGGGGGAAGCGCGGTTAAAAGTTACCCAGGCCGTGCCGTTCCACGTCCACTCCTGGCCGCCAGCGGCCACTACAACCGGTGTAAAATACACGGTGCTGTTTCCGGGCGAGGTCGAGATAAGCAGCTCCCACAGGAGAATAGCGTTCTTGTTCGCTATAGGGACTGCTGAGGGAATCGGGTTTGCCTGCAGGATGCCGAATCCCCATTTGGCCGAGCTTGGCGGCGCACCAGCGCCATAGCGGTTAAACAGGAACCGCGTTTCGCATTCGAGCGAGCTTAACGCCGAGTTTCGCAGGGTCTCGATATTCTTGGGGCTAGTCTCCGATGGATAGTCGAACTCCAGGTATCCGCCGGTTTCGGGCGGGTCAGCCGTGCCTGGCGGGGAGGTTCCCCAAAGTTGGAAGTGGAAATCTATCAGGTCTTTCAGTTGGCCGCCTACCACCTCCCATAAATATTCCCAAGTCGAGGTGCTGGCGAGATAATATGTCGGTCGGCCAGAGCTGTAAGGGCTCAAAGGACTGCTCATCTGCGCGCCCCATTGAATGATGTTCGGATAGCTGTGTGACGCCCAGGTGGCCCGCAGAACAATGGCGTAAGGGATGTTTGCCTGAAGGGAAACGCCTGTCGAAAAAGTAAAATTCACGCCCGCTTCCGTGAGCGGAACGCTGGAGGCTGCTACCGGCTGCGAGGCACCGAGGACGGTGGTCGTGGGCGAATACATGCCGGTGGTGGTTCTTATTTCCGCGATTAAATTCTCACCGGCGACAAACGTGCCGAATCTTCTCAAGGGCAGCGTCACTTTTGTCACTGTCTTGGCCCGCGCGTGAGAGAATGCCTGGGCATGCGAAAGGCCGTTGATCTCAGAAAAACGATTTAACGCCGCGACATTAAAAAGCTGCTCAAAGGCTGTCTCACCTTGCGGCACTTCTTTCCAAAGCGGGTCCTTTACGCCGTCGTTAAAGTCGTCCGCCATTGCAAGCGGATAAGTCAGTCCCAGTTTGATTGGCATAGCCGAAACGTCAATATTGGCGTTTTCTGTATTGGCCTGGAACTGGCCTGCGGTATTGAATATTCGCTTGATCACGCGACCTCCAGCAAATCCAACTCCGTCCTAAAATTCATCAAATCCTGTGCGACTCCGATAATCCTAGCGTCGAATATCTGCCCTATCTGCCTGGGGGCGGGAATAGTGAACGTAACCCGGTCACCCAGTTCCAGCTCGGGCATAAACCGGGCGGTAAGCGTTGCCCGACGCTTGGGCTCCTTATAGCGGTTGAAATAACGCTTGGCCATGACAGTAGCCAAGTCAACGTCGGTCTGGAACAGCATTCCGCCGCCACCCACGGATAAGGGTCTCACGCCGAACCGCTGGTTTGAGGTGGGTGCGGCCTCGCCCTCGGTCTGTGAGTCCACAGTCTTAACGAACTCGCCGAAGCTGGCGCGTATGCTGTTGAAAACCCTGTCCCAGCCCGGATTTATACTTTGGACTTTTTCTATGTTGGAGCCGTCCAAAGTAAGCAGCGAAACCGCCGCTGCCGCTTTATTCCTGAAGAAGAATCTGCCCATGCCGTCCATGCCCAGTTCGAAGTCTGCTATCCGGGCCAACTCTTTGATTACGTCCAGAACGGACCGGCTGGCGAAATTCGCCATAGAGATAAGAACGTTCCGCGTGGTCAGCGTTATCACGCTGAGCCTGTGGACCGGCAGGTTTACGCCGGACGTGTTCATGAGCGTGATAAACGCCATCTTCGCGGGCATCGGGAATCCCTGTGAGACCGCGAACTCGTCTGAGATTATCGTGTCGTTCGCCCCTAACGCCCTGTGGAAGCTGAATCCGGACTGGCTGTTAGCCCCGGCCGCCGTGAAACGCTGAACGCTGCCGTTATTGTTCTCAATGGCGGCTTTCCATGCGTCCCAGGACACTGTCCCGGAGCCGCCGTCTATAAGCGGCGATTCCGCGATAGCAGGCAGCCATATCCGCTTGATGCCGTAAGGCAGGGATTCCAGCGTGTCCGTAATAGCTATCCTGAACTTGACATATCTCGGCGATTGGGCGTTTGTCCAACTGCCGATGTTACCGCCGTTTGAAACCGCTGTCTCAGCCGAGTATGTCAGGTCATCCGCGCTCCATGAATGGTAAAACTGCGCGCCAGAGGCTAATCCCTGCAACTCCGCGAAGAATGGCCCCAGTGTGGTTATAAGCGAAAACGTGGTCAGCCCGGCCAGCTGCGGGCCGTAATCTACTTTAAGTGTCAACTGCCCGGTTGACGGAGTGGCACTTATGCCGTTATAGCGCAGGTAATCGATATAGAAAGTGTTGCTGCCGCTTGATTGTAGGCGTATGCCGGATGTCCCGCTTGGGAACGCGCCCAAGGTTCCCGAAAGGACTTGTGTGCCATCAACGAATAAAGCCCAAGTCCCGGCAGATACGCTGGTAAGCGTAAGCGCCAGCCGGAACGTATGAAACTGCGTTAGGCTGACCGAATAATTCGCGCTTGTGATTGCAGATCGCACCCGGACCTGGTTCAGGTTGAGAAATTCGATTTGAGCACCGAGAAAAGGCGACTGGCCGACCATCGTGCCGAGCGTTACAGTGCCGCTTATCGAACTGAACCGCAGTCTTGCGCAGACGCACCGTGACAGGTTGAACTCTTCGGCGGTGTTCTGAAGCACATAGTCGGCGCCTCCGGCATGCGTGACCGTTCTTACGCTGCCCGACAGGGTTGCCGTGGTGCCGGACGGCAGGAACTCGAACCACGGGAACGCGTAATTGCCCTCAATAATGCTTTTTTCCTGTGCGGGCTCGTAATCGGCCTCGTATTGCGACGTCCACCGTGGATGTATTCCATTTTTTATGCGGTCAAAATTTATCCGGCTTACGTTGAGGCCTGCCAGCCATTTGGCTGCGGTATCATATGCGTCTATCGTCAACTGGCCGTCCCCTGCAGGTGGTTCGTCCTCCGGGATTATCAGAGCTCTGTAGAGGCTATACGGCGCGAAATCGCCGACACAGGTGTGTAATATCTCACGCTGTGCTGCTGGGTCGAATTGAACGGTTTCAACAGCTGCGGTCTGGACCTGCGGTACTGAGGCCAATAGATCGTTTACCACATTATGGATTTGCTGGTCGCGCTTCCAGACCACGCAGTCCGAGCGCACTTCAGCAGCCAGTTGAGGCTGGACAGTTTCAAATTTTATGACAGCCTTCTTTTGCGGGTCGTTAAGGTTTGATGCCGTCCATCTGGTGCCGGGCCGCATTACCTCGCCCGCTACCCGAACCTCTTTAACCGCGCCGACCGGGGTGTTTGCAAGTTCAAACTCAGCTCTTAAGCCGTCGCCGATGCCTAACAGCTCGTTGTTTACCGGGATAGCCGCCTTGTCGGCGTCCGCATCTTCCAGAAGTTGATCCATTGACTGGATGTCCAGCTGAAGAGTAGGCATTCCGGAATCTTCCACGGCATCTTCAATAACGCCGGTGAATACAGGGGAAATCTCATCCGCGCCCGCAACTTTAAGCCCCAATGAAATTCTGATTTGCGAGTGAAACCGCAGGAACCCGGCGAACCGTCCCACGGAACCGTCATCCCACAGCCGTTTTGAATTATCGACTTCGATGCTGATATTGGATGCCTTGTATTCATTCAAAGCGTCAGTGTCTAGCTTCCATGACAGCCGGTCGAGCCGGACTATCTCGGTTGTGACGTCAATGGCCGCCGCTTCCCAGCCAGAGCCGTTCGTAAGCCGTCTGAAAAGCTCAACTTTCCTGACCGGATAAATCAGGTTTGACGCCTGCGCCGCTTTATAGCCTTGGGATACTGTTTTCATACCGCGTCCTTAGACAAGCGCCCCTGCTTTGAAAGGATGGATTTAACCAGCTCCGCACCCTCTGCCGCGCCCGAGCGGGTAACCTCTGACATCCGCCGCATTAATTGTCGGACCTGCTCGTCACCCAAGCCGGTGACTGTAATGGCGTTATGTTGTGTGACCGAGACGCTAATGCCGCCGCCGAACTTCCCCAACTGGTCAAGCGGTATGACCGCCTCAGGGCCTTTCTCGGCGATTGTGGCAAGCACTGGTTCCCTTACAATAGCGCCCTCGGCAAACCCGAAGATTTTGCCGATGGATTTTGTAATGGGAGTCATAAGTGACACGGCCCCCGCGAATAAACCGACAGAGCCGAGGCCGCTAAGCGACGCGGCTTGCGTTGCGGAATTGGCCAGCGCCTGTTCTATGGCTATGCGGGTGAATGTCTCAATGGCGGTTCTTAAGACAGTGCTCATTACTGACTTCCAGGCATCCTCAAAACTCTTGCCGTCCATGATCATATCCGCCACGGCACCGGAGAATGAAGAAGCAAAGGAATCAGACACAGCCTTTTGAGTGTCGTGTATTGCTATCAGGTCGGCGTTTATGGCATCCCGTGCCTTCTGAGATTCCGCTATTGAGATGGCGGACGCGTTCAGCCTGGCGGCAATAAGCTCGTCCTCGGTTATTAAACCCTTGGTTCGCAAATCTTCGAACTGCTGAAACCGTTGTGTTTTCTCCTGCTCGATGAGCAGCAATCTGGATTCAAGGTTTCGGCCTTCACTGTCTAGCCGTTCAGCCTCAAGCTGTGTGAGCTTGTCATATGCGTCCTGTCCCAGGCGTTTTTTTTCGTCAGTCTCTTTTTGCGATTCTTCGATTGATTTTTGGGTTACCTTGGCTTTAATCTCAACTTCCTGTGTTATCAGCCCCTCGCGTTCGTTTGCATAGCGTCTCTGCACTTCTGCCGCCTGTTCTGTGGAGGCTTCCTCTATGGCCTGCATCTTGACATTGGCGTCCTGGACTATCTCCGGCAGGCGGTCAAACTGGCCTTTGAATATCGCGCCCCAGCCGCTGGCGGTTTGCTCTATGATGACAAGCGTTTTTGCTCCCCAATTGGCTATGACCACTCCGAGAATCTCAAAGAACTGTGTGCCTTTAAGGATCGCCTCAAGAAAAAACTTGAAAACCGGCAATACCCCGGCGCCCACTATCTCTTTAAAATCATCCAGCCTGTTTCTTAAAGACGACAACTGCATGGCAAAGCCGGACTCTTTCTCGGCAGCACCCATAAACTTCTTGGAGAGCGCGTCTATAACTTCCTGTGAGGTGGAAGCATCGCCTATAAACGCTCCAAACTCTGTTTTAAGCGCCCTCATGCGCGTGGAGTCACCGTTTAGGATAGGGCCAAGCAGCTCAAGGATGTGGTTTAAGTCCTTGCCGGATGCGGAAGCCAGCCCGAACGCCAGCTTCGTTCCCTGCATGGCCTGCCCGGCATCGCCGGTAATCCTTGTAAGCCTGCCGAGTGCGTCATAAGTTTCTGTATCTGAAAATCTGGTCAGGGCTTGCTGCTCTTGGGCGAACGCCATAATGCGCTCTTTCTCTTTGCCAAAAGAGCCGCCGGTTGATTCAACAGCAAATTGCAGCCTGCGTAATGCCTCTTCTTCGGTTACGGCCGCGTCAGCCGTGGATTTGAAGAAGGCCGCTATACCGGCAACCGTGGCAAAGCCCATCAACTGGTTCAGAAGCTGGTTGGCCGCGCCTTGGACAGCCGCCATTGACTGTGCCGTCGCGTCTACTTTGGGAGGGAGAGTTGTGAATGCCTTATCGGCCCGCGCTGTGGATTTTTCAATCACGCCCGCGAATTTATCGGAGCGCTGCGCGGCATCCAGCAGTTGTTGCGACAGCCGCTGAATAGCGGGCGAGGCCTGGTCAATGGCCTCGAAGATTATCTCGAAGCCGGCCATAACTAAGTCTCCTTGGTTATGGAATCAAGCGTAAAATTTATGATCTCAACATAAAGCCCGACCGCAAGCGAATACTCGGACAGGATGGCATCTACCGGAACCGCGTCTTTGTCCTCATCGCCGACGCAAATCTTCGGCGAGATTACGCCATATAAAAGCACACGCCGGAATTGCGGCAGTTTGGGGTTTGCTATCAGCTCGTTGATTCGTTTGGCCAGCGCGTCTTTACCCTGCCGCGCAATGCTCCAGAAATCGGCGGTTTCATCGCCAAGAAACAGCAGCGGGACCCGGCGTATCCTGAATGCCAGGCCGCAGACCTCTATGGTCTTCTCTTTTTTGAGCTTTTCCTTAAGCTCAGCCGCTGAAACAGGTGCGTTCATAATCAATATCCCGTTACCGCGTTCGTAATGATGGCCTGCAGGCTGTAACCCAAGACCGGGTCCAGCTCGGCCTGGAAGGTTACGGCGGAGCCGAACAGCCCTTCCAACGTGCCGAATGCATAGGCGGTGTATTTCGCCTTCGGGATGCTCAGCTCCAGCTTATTTTTGAAAGCATCTTCTATAATGTCGCCTGTAAGCGCGAGATCTATCGCCTGAGGCAGGTTATCCAGGAATTTCTGGCGGTTAGCTTCGGTCTCGAAATAGATCTCGTAGCCGCCGTCGATTGCGAATTTGCCGGACGACACGATGTCTTTAGCGTCTCGGGACTGGCTTAAGGTCCTGTGTGCCACCGACGCGTTATCAATACTCAGGGTCCAACTTTTGACATCCTGGTTTATAATCCCGTCCAGCTTAAATTCGGTCTGAAAGAACATCAGCGGCTTCGGTGTGCCGAATACCGCCGAGAACGCGGAGGCTGGTTCTTCCGTCTTGAACAGCACATCGGCCGCGACCTGGCCTTTGCCGTCTACTGCACCGGTCATTGTCAACTTCTTGATCACCGTGAGCGGATAGCGCTTTGCACCCAGGCCCCGGTCCACAAAATAAGTAAATGAGGGGAACTGCACCCGATTGTCGGGCTTAAACGTATGCTTGAACACTGTCGGCGAGTTGACGGCATCCGGCTGGGTCGTGGTAACCTTGCCGAGACAGCCAAGCAATAGGTCGCCCAACGTGTCCGCTTCAAGGTCAATGGCAGGCAACTTCCCGCTGCCTTCACGTATCCCGGTGGCAGAAGGGAACGTCTCTTTTGAACCTCTGATCTTATCGTCCGCGATGAGCAGCGACTTATAATCCAGCAGCGATTCAGCCCCGACCGCTAAAAACTTCTGCGGCGCGGCCTCGGCTATTCCACGAGTGGCTTCTTTCTTGAACCCATATTTCTGATTTTCAATTGCAAAAGGCATAGTTTATCTCCTTGTTATTTCCTGCTTGTGGTTTCCACTGTGAATACCAGTGCAGCCGCCGTCATACTGGCGTTTATGGTGGCGACCAGATTATCCTCTGGCGGCTCCCATTCAATCGTGTTTAGGATTGAAAACAGGACCTGTCCGTTGGGTAGTGACAGTCCGCCCAGGTCTACATTGTCTATAAACAACTCGGCCAGTTTCTGTGTCTCCTGGGTCTTGAGTTTGACTATCTCTTCGCCCGGTCCGAACGATTTAACGAACACTATCCTAAAGTGATAGACGATTCGGTAAGTCTGGCCCGTCGTTATGCGCTCAAGATTGGTGGCCGGTGCCGGTTTAACAAAGACAGCCGGGACATTGTCTGCCAGAGCCTCCAACGCGGGGAAGAACTCCAGCGCGCCGATGGCGACCACCTTAAGGCCCAACTGGTCGGCCAGGTTCTGGTCTATGAGCTCGACGATTCTCTCGGCGATAAGCGTTTCGTGCAGTCGTGGCGCGGGCATTAGAGCGTGCCTCCCGCCTGCTGCAGGGCTTCTAAGATGCGCGTCTGGAAAATGGTCTGAATCCTGGGCGTTGCACCCAATAAGGCAGGCCTTAAATATGGCTGTGCCCTGAACCCACGCCGCTTGATGGCTCTGGCCACCACAAAGGCCAGTCGTTCGTCGCCGAGCTTGCGCCGGGCCCATGCTTTCAGGTCACCGGACGGCGGCGGCATAGCGCCGGGCCACGGGTTTCGGCCTTCTTCGACCACGGATGCATACGCCAGGCCCGAGCCGACCTCGCCGGTTATGCGGCTGCCTTCCTCTGATACATTCTGGCTGATGGAAACGCGCAGCAATCCCCGGAAGACAGGCGCATAAAGCTTGGCGTAGCTCTGGACTAAAACAGCAGACTCCCGCATCGCCTTTACAATGGCGTTGCGCAACCGCTGCGGCAGTTGCGGCAGGGTCTTGGTTATCTCGCCCTTTTCCTTAAAGATAATGCGTATCACCTCTTCTCCTCCAGAACGGCTTCCATGTGATGGCCCCAAAAATTCTTAACGTCGGTTGCTACGAATGTTTCGTTGTCTGACTCGCGTATGACCTCGTAATTCGCTTTAAGCTCGGTCTGATTTAGAAACAGCCGAAACGAGCGTTTAGGCGTTTGCCCCAGCACATTCCGGCTTGAGGCTGTGCCGCCCGGATTGAACCGGGATTTAACGCCGGTGGCGATTACCTCATAGTCAAATACCGGCTGCTTGGTGCCGACCACAAAACGCTGGACAGGCTTGCGGATAGTGATGCTCTCAGTTAAAAGCCGCTTTTCTATCATAGGGTGAATATCCTGAATCGCTTACCAAGCCCCTCCCATGCCCTGTCCAGTTCGTCGTTTAGCTTTTTGAACGTTCTTGTCTGCGAGAAATCGCCGATATTCTCGCTATCCACCAGCGGTTCGAATCTGGCCGACAGCGCGGTCTTTGCGACTATCAGTGTGGCTATCTTCTGGACTAAGGCCGGGACTTTAGGATAGCCGTGAATGCCGCTGATGATTACATTGGCTATGCCATACGGCGTCAAGCGGTCTTTAAGCCTTATAATCCCTGTCGCTTTTTTGAGGACGTATTCTTTCGGCTGAATTACTTCGCCATCAAGCACAAGCACATCAATTTCAAGGATCGGGAAACAGTCCAGGAAGATAGCGTCGGAGCCGTCGCCGTCTAAAACATTGGTGAACTGCTTCGTGCGGAAGCACATGCCCGAGCGCCGGTCAATCTCTTCGGTGGCGGCCTCTATCCATTCCGGGAGAACTTTTCCCTGCGGTACCTCTCCGCCGGTCATGGCGGAGACAAGCGCGGGGGACGTGTATTCAGTCGGCGCAACGTCCATGACCGCCTGTGATAGTAAAGAGGCCAGAACCGCCATTTACGCGCCCTCCTTCAGTCGCTTGTCGTACTCGGCCAATTTCTCCTCGAGCTTTTTGCTCAGTTCCTCAATAGCGTCCTTATTGGCTTTGCGAATTGTCTCCCTGCGCTCTAATGAAAGCTCGCAGATAGCGGCGAAGTATTCAAAGAAGGCCAATGCTTCATTGAGCCTGGCATAGTTGTTCTTCAGGTTTTTGATGAACCGGGCACGTTTGGCCTCCGCCGGGGTCAAAGGGCGTTGATTCTTTTCGACAAACACGACCGCCCTGGGCGCGTGCCCGGATTGATTGACGTGCAAAACTGGGGTCTCATTATCCTTTGTCATGGCGACTATCTGCCTCCAGTGCCGTCGCCTGCGCCAGAGGTCTTGGAAGCGCTTGTGTCTAGCGTGGGGATGTTAGACGTGCCGTCCGTCCAGTAAGTCGTGGAGTCCTCGGTTTCAATCTTATAGGCGTATGTCTGGCCATCCACCGGGTAAGGAACTTCTGTAGACGGCCTGCGGTTGGAAACATTGCCCGCGCTGTCGTCAAACGACACCCTGCCTGTGCCTTTGGGAATAAGCGTTGAATTGGCTTTAACAGCCTGAACCGGGTCAAAGGTCGCGCCGGGTGAACGGAAGATGTTGTATCCATTAGCATTAGGGTCGGACACTGCGTCCCAAGATACGTTCACCTTGTTGCTGGAAACATCGGTTGAGAGGTTCTGGACTATCGTTGGAATCAACTCCACAAAAGCCATGTGTGGGTTTTGCGTCATAACCTCGCTGGCAAGATTGGAGGCGTTGCCCTGATCGTCCATGCTGAACAGGTAATACGTGAAGTCCTTACCGTTGTCCGGGTCTAGCGGGGTCTGGTCCTGGAACGAAGTGGCGGTTGATGGGATTGCTGAACTGACAGCGGAAACGCCGGAGGCTGCCAGTACGTTCGCTTTTGTGGGGATGGACACCGGAGCATTACCCGGAACGCGGTAAAGCTCGTAATGGTCAAGGTCCTGCAGTGTGGCTTGGTAGCGTATGGCGATTCTATTGCCAGCAGTAAATCCGCCCGCCAGCTCGGTCAGAACGCCGGTGGATAGCTCAAGAGTATAATGTGTTGCCAGAGCCTTTGAGGACAATACCGCCTGCTTAACCACAGCTCCTGAAGCGTGTGGGTAGAATAGCCCGTCCACGAGCGTGACGTCGCCGGTGAGCGTGTTTACCGCCTTAACTTCGATATACTCTTCTTTATTGGACACGCCGTCATCTACGACTATCTTGGCGCCGACTATGATGTCCGCTGGGACGGGTGTGCCGATATTTATAATACGCTGGCCGTGCATTGTGGAGGCTGTAAGAGTCTTGGTGTTGGACGATACTGCGGTTCTTTCATATACGGTAAAGGAGCCTGCCGCAATCGGGTCGAACTGCATCTCGTGCAAAGCGGATGCGACGCCGTCGGCCAAATCTGGCGTGCCGTCCGGGTTTTTGAGGAGTTCTCCGCCGATAAATTCGTTTCTGGTCGGAGCCGTCCAGTTGAGTGTTATGCGCGTCTTGCCTTTCGGCGTCAGGCCGTCGATAAACTGGCTGGCTTGTATAAGCCCCAGAATAGCGGGCTCTGCCGACAGGATGTCGGCCGCCAAATTTCCAACCACCTGCTGCGATAACTGCGATTCAAGTATTGCCATTTTAGTCTCCTTAAGCTTTCTTGTATAACGTCATTCTGGAACCAAGTTTCCAGGTATTCTCGATGTTTATGGAGGTGACATTCTGATTTCCTGTTACCGTCGAAAAACTGAAGCGTTCGGAGGTAAGGCCGTTAAACGTGGCGAAGGCTGCTATAGACACGAATCCTTGGACGAATCCTTCAGGGGTTATGGCAAACTGGATTTCGTCCGTATAGACTCTTTTTGCGGTGCCTAAATTTCCGGGGACTACCCCTGAATAGTCAGCCACCGGGGTTTTGACTGTTCCGACGCCACCTACGTCAACATATAATTGTTGTTCGCTGGTCGCTGACAGGCGCAGGACAAGCAGGTAATCCCCATCCACTGATAGGTTTAGCCCGCTGAACCCCGTGAAGGCCCCTGCGGAAGCAAGGATTTCCTCTGCGACTTTGACCCATCTTCCACCACCAGATGGTGTTTGCCAGGCCGCTGCCGTCGCCGAGGTCGCGGTTAGAATTTGCCCTGCGGCTGGAGAAGCGGGGACGCTCGTCCCATTGACCTTGTTTACGGTCGGGTTGGGATAGGTTCCGCTGAGATCGCCTCCGGCCGCGCCGTTCGGGGTTCTGGCGTTGCTGTTTCTGGGGTCGTTGTCTCCGACTGCTAGTGGATTGGTTGCTATAGCTGGCGCAACCGACAGTTTGGTAATACCTTTTACCGTATCTGAAGCGTCGGATGGCCCGGCTGCGCCTGCCGCGTTTATCGTCACATCGCCGGTGCCGTCAGTCGGGGTAACCGTTATATTGCTACCTGCGATTATCTTAGAAACCGAGGTCCGGGCCGAATTGGAAACCGGGACCGATATCTCAGGATTGGTCGCGGTATTTCCGTCGTCTGTGAATGTGGATGATGACTCGCCGGAAACCGAAGCGATAAACTTCTCCTGCCCGGAAGCGATAGCTTTATAAATCTTGTATCCCGTCGCGCCCTTGACGGTTTCCCATTGAATGATGACAGGAAGCGGAGTCTCGGGCTGGGTGACCTGGGCTTCCACAACCGCCGGGATATTGCCTTCAGTGGTCTCGCCAGCGGCGTTGACTGCCGTTGCCTTGTAGAAATAAGCGATATTCCCTGCCAGGTTAGCGCCAACAGCGCCGCTTCCAAGGGTTGCGGCGAGAGTCCTTGGAGGTCTGAGTATAGCCCGTTGGCTATGCGCGTCAACGGCTTCCATGTTCGCGTTAGCGCCCAGCCCCCAGTTTAAATCGCCTGTGTCGCGTTTAGAAAGTTTTAATTTTTCAGTAAATGTTTCTGCCATTGTATTGCCTCAAAATTGCATTGTTAAACTTCATCCTGCTCTACACCAGTTTGTAGAGGCGTAAACGAGACCATCCTGCCGCCTGCCCCCCGGCAGGTTTAATCACTATGCTTTCCAAGTCGTTCACGGGGTATTGCGCCATCTGTAAAGTGTGCAGCCACTGATAGAGAATAATCTTCGGGATTGAGACGCCCAAAGGACTGCCTTGAGGCTGCAACACACTGAATCGAACGTTCCCTGACACCGTGTCATGAGTTGGACCAAAAATCATCTCAACAAAACCTATCTGCCCTGCCAGGAATTCCGCAATACGTGGAGAGTTGGTGCGGTCAGCGGTTATACTGGCTCCGTCAACCAGTAGTTTTTGCGAATAGTAATCGGTCAGCGTCAAGCGGCCATTGACGAACATGTTTAGCGTTAAAGCGCCACCGTCAGCTTGGTTGACCTCCAACAGCAGCTTGAATAAATCAGCGTCGCCAGCTGGAACCGCGATGGTTCCGGAAGTGCTCCACCATTCCGAAAGATTGACTTCCGCAATTTTGGCCCATGCGCCGCCTGCCGCAGCTGCGATGCTTATTTTGTTATTCACAGCGTCCTGTGTCATGGTAATGTTTGAACCGGCCTCAAGCTTGACATCGCCGGTGAGACCGGCAGCTTCGCTAAGTCGCCGCAAGCTCGATACGCCTGACCCGCCAGCCGCGCTTATCAGCACTTCACCGGTGCCGTGAGAAGGTGTGACCAATATGCCGGAACCCGCAGTTACCTTAGAAACGGAAAGCGTCGCAGTATTGGCGGCCGGGACTGAAATGGCCGGATTGGGGGCCGTATTGCCATCATCCGTATAAGTTGAAGTGGATTCGCCTGAAACTGAAGCCAGGAATTTCTCCTGACCTGAGGTGGTGGTTTTATAAATCTTGTAGCCTGTCGCGCCTTTAACTGTTTCCCATTGGAGAATGACCGGCAGAGGAATCGCGGGCTGCGTCACCTGTGCTTCCACAATCGCTGGGATCTTGCCTTCTGTGGTTTCGCCTGACGCATTGACCGCCACTATCTTGTAGAAATAATTGGTATTTCCGACCAGATTAGCGCCTACCGCGCCGCTGCCAAGTGTCGCGGCAAGCGTTCTTGGCGGCCTAAGTGTGGCCTGCTGGCTGTGCGCGTCAACGGCCTCCAAGTTCGCATTTGCGCCCTGGCCCCAGTTAAGATCGCCGGTATCGCGTTTTGAAAGTTTCAATTTCTCGGTAAATGTTTCTGCCATTATAGTGCCTCAAAAGCCGAATGGTTCAAATCCGAACGGAGCCTCGCCCCAACCTTGCACCGGCGCGCCCCAGGGCCGTGAATTAAACGGCATCAGGTGAAAACCACCTGGATCAGGCTGGCCGTAGGGGCCTGTGCCGTATAACCCATCGCCCCAGCCGGAATCCTCAACGGCCACCATGGTGTAAAACCTAGCAGGACCAGCATCAGCTTCATGGTCGTCATATTGGAACACCCCGGGGCCCAGGACTGTCTCGTCGGCTATTCTCCTGCCCAATTCATCCTTGACGGCTGATTTGTAAAGCCTGAACCCGCGCAGCCGCCGGTTTGCCTTAAATTCCAGCGGGTAATCGGACCAGGTCATCCGTATATGCGTCGGCTCCACTTGCGCCACTCTGAAATTGGGTGGTGGGGGCAGGGGGAAAGGATGTGCCACGGGTTATCTCCTTTTTTTGCCTCTCCCAGTCGGCTTTGCCGGTGGCTCTGCGGGTAATTCCGTATAGCCTGTTTTAAGCAGCCGGTCCCTCGTTTCCGGCAGTTTGACCTCGCAGAGTCCGTCCACTACCTCAATAGTGCCTTCGGCGTAAGAGGCCTCTATAACTGGCGCGTCTTTTGTGCCGAATGGGGGATACAGTTTTTTAAGCCTGAACATCCGGCCTCCTTACAAAGTCACACCGGCCAGCCGTGACGCTTTAATGTCATTAGCCAGAACCAGCGTGATATCCTCGAAGATGTCGAACTCTGAAAACTGCGATGACTTCTGCGCCAGGCGAAGCATCTTTAGAGGCGTCAATTCACCCACCCACACTGCGCTCGTATCCACCACCAAGATGTCCGTGCAGTTGTTGGCGTTGCCTTGAACTTGAGTTTCCGAGACAAAAGTAGAGCGGAATATCGGGATGCCGTTATAGTTCTGCAGGCGGAACCCGCCCTTTACCTCCATCGTGTCCGTGAACCGCTGCTGGGCCTGGAGCAGGCCGTTTAGCTTGCGGTTGGCTTTCTTGGACATTATCAGCATGCTGGGGTTGCCCCGGTTTAGGTCTATGGCGGCATCCAACAGCTCAAGGCTCAACGGCGCACCGTTTGTTCCTGCTATAACCACCTGTCCGGCAGGAATAATCTTGCGCATACCGTTAAACTGCTTGGGGTTGGCTACCGAATCTCCGTTGATGATGGCATCCTCCTCAGCATCTCTGACTGCCTGGAGGGCGTTATCAACTTCCTCAGTCTCGATGTCCAGAAGCGACTTCCCTACGGCCTGGAGTTTGCGGGTCACCTTGCCGCGCTGGATGATGGTCCGATATGGAAACTTCTTCTGAGCATAAGAAGCCTGAGTTTCCGTAGGTTCATCCGTGTCGTCTACAAAAGCCCCGCCCGCGCCGCGTGATGTGCGCTGGTTGAGAATCCACTCTGATCCGGAACCTGTTTTCCTGGGCAGGTTTTGCCGCAGTGGATTGTTTACTTCTATGAGTTCCTGCAGAACCGTGTCTATCATAGGCTGTTGCAACGTGCCGCCCGCGTTAGCCAGGTTCAGCGCTTTTTTCAACTGTTCTAAATCATTCATTTCTTATTCCTCCTATTTCCTTTCCTGAATTGCCAGCGCCGCCCGGAGTTTCTTATCCGGCGGAAGGTTGTCGAACTGCTTTTTTACTTCGTCGGCCTCTGTATCCGGCTGGATGAGGCCCTTCCTTAAAGTCGGAACGGCCTTGAGAGCGGTTTCGACCTGCTTGGAGACCTCACCGGCTATCAGCTTCGCCAGGTCGTCAGTGCTGATCGTCTTGGCGGCCGCCGGAATAGGGGAAACCGGGTCCCCGGCCATCTGCTTGAGCAGAGTCTTGACCTGCTGCGCGAGAGCGCCAGCCGGTCCGCCCAGGGCGATCAGCTTGTCCAGCAATACAAACGCCGGTTCAAGCCGGGCTTTTATCATGCCCATATCGGTCTTCTGGATTTCTGCGGGCTTCTGCGCTTGTGCCTGCACTACGGCATCCGCTCCTTTTGGCTTTTCCTCTGGGGCGGGCGCATTCTGTTTGGCAGGGGCGGGAATGGCAGCCGCAGGCTCCGGCGCAGACGGTTCGCTGGGTGGCGGCGGCGTTGGGGTTTCACTCTGAGGGGGAACTTCTTCTATGATCACTTCTTCTGGCATTGTTTTGTCTCCTTGTTCTTCGGTTTCGTTAAGGGCTTTTGCTATGTACCACCCGATGGCTTTGGCTTCTGGGTTTGCGGGGACTGACACGAGCGATACTTCAACCAGGCTCATGCGCTGGATAATATTGACCATGCGGTCGTGTTCCGTAGAAAACTTCCGTTCCCTTTCCAGCACCTGCCCGCGAATGGAAAATTTATTGAGGACGCCTTCCTTGATTTTCTGGATGATGTCCTGTTCGGTTTTTGAGATAAGCGCGTCTATCAGCAGGCCATGCTGGTCGAACTCGACCTTGGTCACCTTGCCGATGGGCAGCTTCATGTCGTGATTCAAAAGGACGGTGGAGTTTTTGAGTAAATCAAGAGAGGATGCTTTGAGAGCCTCTTCGGTTATGATGTCGCCCTGCAAATCAAAATCGGTCGTGGCGGCATAACCGACCACGTGGAACTCACCGGCTTCCTCGGCATACTTCAATACCTGTACCGGGAATGAGAATCCAATCTTCTCCGAAAGTATCGTTTGTGTTTTCATGTTTATCCAAAACAAAAAAGCGCTGCCGGTCCCTGTTACATCGGGACCAACAGCGCTTCGACTCAGTTCGACAGCGCTAAATGATTATTCTTCCTTCAAACCGCGCATATCCTTCACAAGAAGAGTTTCATGTTTCTTAACCCGCACAAGCCGGCCGTCCTGATAATGAACTTCCAGTGTGCCGTAGAAACGCTCACGGCGGAGCTTTGCTGTAAGCTCCTCGAATTTAGACTCCAGTGTTTCCAGTGCCTGCGTTTCTGCCATATCTAAATTCTAATGCATCGGTTGCCGTTTGTCCATGAACTGTTTAAACAGTTTACGCAGCCGGATTGCTGCTGACAATCTCAGCATGCGTTTCGTCGGTCCCCTGTGATTTCTCAAAGTAAAGATTCAGCGGCTTGAGCGGGAAGTTTGAAACGAGGAGTTCGTATTTATGACGCACTCCTAATTGGTGCATGCCGGTCCACAAGGTTTTTACGCGATAGGTTTTGAAGCCTTTGAAAAGCCCCAGTTTTTCCAGTTCGTAGCTCAGGATGAATTTCCCTTTGATGCTTTTGAGTGCCGGGATTAAATCTTCCTCTTTGAAGAATTTGGAGCCGTGATCTCCGCCCTCTTTGGGCCAGTGAATTGGATAGGGCGGGTCAAGGTAAAAGAATGTATTGTCGGAATCATATTCTTTGAGGATGTCCTGCCAATCCCATGAATGGAGCGTTACGTTCTTAAGCCTCTCCTGGATGTCGGGCAGCTTAAGCGGTAGTCTGATGTGATAGCCCTCGCCGTTTCTGCCAGTTCTAACGCCTTCCCATGAGTCAGTCCTGCCCCAGTAGGTCGCCTTGTTTAGATAGGCGAAGCGGTAAAACCTTTCCCGCGGCGTTTTGGGCTGGCTCTCAAACAGCTTCCGGGCCCGGATTCTGTGTATGACCCAGTCCTGTTTATTCAGCCAGTTTAAATCCTCTGGCGTCATGCTCTTGATGAAGCGATAGGCGAACATGAGGTCGGAGTTAACGTCATTGATGACTTCCGCATCCGACCGCTTCTTATGGAAGAATACCTGGGCGCCGCCGCAAAAAGCCTCCACATAATTCTTATGCTCCGGGATAAGCGCCAGGATTTTCTTGTAAAGCCGGTATTTGCCGCCGGGGCTTTTGAAAGCGCCATGAACCTTCTCCAGTTCCGGCGCGTCCTCAAGCTGCGGTAGAAATGGGGGGGCTTTATCCTCCATGCCTTCCGGCTCGGGTGTTAGGTCCTTCTCGATGTAAAGGTGAAGTGGCTTTAACGGGAAATTAGAGGCCATCATCTCTGTGACCCACTCCTGATTGCCGCCCGGGCCTCTCATCTGATTCCTGCGCTTAACTATGTAGACGTTGTAACCCTTGAAAACTTTGACTCGTTCAGACGGATATGAGATTATCCATTTCGCCTTCAGGCCCTTAATGGCTTTCAGAAAGTCCTCTTCTTTGAACCCGAAGTCAAAGAGGTTGAATTTGCCGGGATACGGTGGGTCCATGTAGAAGAACGTCTCCGGGCTGTCATAGTCCTTTAGCACCTGCAAATAGTCTTTGTTGGTGACCGCCACGTTGCGCAGCCGCTCTTGCGCGCGATCCACGGTGTTCGGGAAGTCTATCTTTACGCCTTCGTTGGCGGGGTTAAATGAGCCGCCTCGCATTTTGCCGTAGGAAGACCGGGTCAGATAGAATGATTTGTAGAAGCGGTCGCGGTCGGTTTCCGGCTTCAGGGCTTTAAGGCGTTCGTGGGTCTCCCTGAGGATTGTCCATTCGCGTTTTGCCAGCGCGTTGCTGTCCTCCGGGCTGTGGTCCCGTATAAATTTATGCATGAAAGCGATCTCCGCGTCGCGGTCGTTTAATGCTTCCTGCGGCGATGGGTCCTTGGCATAGAGCACAGCCGCGCCGCCCGCGAACGGCTCGACATAGGTGCGGTGGTGGGGGATGTACGAAGCTATCCGGTGAGCCAGATAGCGCTTTCCGCCGTAAGAACCGAACGCCTGGCGCACGCCTTTTTCTGCGTCGTTATCATAATCCGCCTCTGCGACATCCTCGGCGATTATCGCCAGCGTTTGCTCTTGCAAATCGTCCTGAATAGTATGCTGGAAGCCCCGGCGGGTCATCTCCAGTTGGACTACGATATGCAACGCCAGGATGTCCTGCGCGTCCCAGTTCGTGGTTTCGTCAAACACCTTGTGCCCGGCCTGCAGCATGGTCCATGCCCTGTGCAGGATGAAGTCCATGGACAGCAGCTCTTGATCTGGTAACTTGGCCGGGTCCGAACGGAATAGCTCGCCGTAATCCGCAAAGTTAATTTTCACTGTTTCCATAATTATTTCTCCTCAAGCACCGAAACAAAGGTGCATCTGCAATTTGGATGTGCTGGCAGTACGCCAGACGCTTCGTCCAATGCCATGATCTTGCCGAGTTTCTCACCGGGCGCAGTCTCAGCTGCGTCCGCGCACTCAATACACGCGTCGCCCGCCAGCAACCATTGGACTTTTTCAACTCCGGCCTGCTTAAGCGCGTCCAGATTGCCCGCATTATACGCACGGTTCGCCTCTGTGCGGGCTATAACCTCGGCCAGAACATCTTTGCCGATTACCCGACTGCTGGCTTCCCGTAAAACATTTCCTTGAGCATCTATGACCGGCTTTACTGTAATGGTCTGGCTGCCGACCCAGTTCTCAATGCGCCGCATAAGCTGTGGGATGGTTTCATTGGCCGTAATTCCAGCCGATAATTCTTCCCGGAGCCGGTCAACCATCCCACCTGCTAAATCTCCAGCCAAGGCGGAGGCCTCACTCTTGATTTTCTCCTGTATGCCTGGGCTTAAGTCCTCGACTCTTTCAAGTCCGTCTCTCTGCGCAGCCAGTGCAAGACCCTTCCGCGCGGCCTCCAAAGAGAACTTCTCTATGGTTCTGGCGATGCCGTCTTTATCAACCAGTTGGAGCAGCACCTCTAAATCACCCTCGCGTTTGATGCCCGGCAGTTTTGCTTTGACTGCGTCGCCTATCTTGCGAAACATGGTCCGTACAGCCTCAACGAACTTGTTCTCAAGCGACACTATCGCCCGTGTGGCGTTGACTATGGTCTCACGTGGATTCAGCGATTTCTGCATCTCCGGCATTCTGGGCGCGACTATCCTGCGCACCTCGTCCGGGCTGAATACGCTGTTTTGCAGGTAGATATTGAAAATCTCGGCTTGGTCTTTCTCGTCTATCGCCCGCTTGTTGAACTGGAACGCCCAGTCGTTGATGCCGAAGCCCTGGCGGATGACATGCTTTGTCAGCTTCTCCGCCAGCCGCATCTGGAAGGGGGAAATAGTCTCATCGTAAAACGTGGCCGTCTGATGATCGCCAGTGCCCGCGCCGATGTTCCCGGTCTCTATAATAGACACCTTGCTCGGCGGAACGCCGTAGACTGCCAGTATCTCGTTTCTGGTGAACTCCCGGAGTTCCAGGAACTCCATGTCTTTCTGTGTCGTGCTTATCTGCTTAAACTCGATGTCGCCCTCCAGCACCAAATCCGAATGCGCCATGTCCGGATTCTTGACCCTGGCCTCCATATATTCGCGGTTACGCTCCACCTGCTCCGGGGTCGCGTCTTTCATAATAAATGCGCCCCTGATTTTTGCGCCATTCAGGAAGAACGCCCGGTTGTATATCTGCGCGTATTTATCAACCGTAACCGGCAGTATCAATGAAGCCAGCGGGGAAAGGCCGTAGAGGGTAGCCCCCTTGGTTCCCAGTTTGAAGTGAATAACTTCCCTGGGTGTGAATTCGACCTTTCCCGACTGGTTCCTGGGGACTTGGATGTAACCCGTAATAGTGCCGTGCTCGTCCGCTTTCACCCGCACCGTGGTCGCGTCCAGATTCCATAGTTCTCTGGGCTTACCGTCCGCGCCGTAGACCACCTCAAGAAACGCGTTGCCGAATACATAAACGTCGCGGGCGATATCGTCCAGTATCTCCAGCAGTGTGTCGTTGGGATTGCAGTTGGCGAAGAACTCCTGCAGGACTTCGGCGTTATTGGAGTCGGCATTGGCCTTTGCCGGCGATAGCGAATATCCCCGGGCGGTGACCGCCTTGCAGATGACGCCGACTACCGCGCGGACCCAGGAGGTCTGCTCATACATCTGGTTAAAAATCTCAAAATCTATGTCCGGCAGGATGCCCTCGGTTGAGGACTGCAAGCCGGTCACATAGGAGATTATCTGCTTGGATGATTTCTGCATTTCCTCCCGGATAACGCCGCCGAACAGCGCCTTCACAAGTCTTTCTCTTATGCCCATAAGCTGTCTCCTTTTGAAATCCCAGCGGAGTGCCGGAACCGCCCCGACCCCTTGAGTGTGGGACACTCAAAGCTCTCTCTTGAGCCCTCCTCCGCATCTATCCACCACTTTAGGTCGCACTTCTTGGGATACTCGCTGCGCCAGTTAAACGGCGATTCCTTGAGCAGCGCCTTCCGAATCTTGTGCGAGCACATGAATTTGCAGTACCTGAACTGGAAGCCCGAGATCTTGGTCAATCCAATGCTGCGGGTGAACCCGTTGGCTCTGGTCCCGTAGCGGGTTATCAAAAGCCTGGGATGGACAACCTCGCCGTCTGCTGTGCAGTAAAACTGACTCTTGATAAAACCGCCGTAAAGCCAGTTCGCCGACTGGTAAACATAACCGGGCTTGCCCCGGAGACCATCAGCCCAACTAAACAAAACGTGGACACAGGGGAAGTCCTGCTCTATATGCAGGCCGCACAATTTCAAAAACATACTTTCGGTATTGCGGGGCATCTCGTCCAGCACGCAGAACCTGTTCAGCTCCAGATAGTTGTTCACGCCAAGCGACGGGAATAGCCTGCGAATGGTATGCATAGGCCGCGTACCGAAGCCCCATAGCGCAACACCGACCAGTTTCTCGCCTTTGAACAGGCCGTAGGTTATCTTCGTTATGGGCGGGCAGATGACGGCGTAATGATGCGCCGCGACAAAATCCCTCCCCGTTGTGTTGGGAATGGCGGTTATGGATAAAGTTTCGGCTGCGCCGTTCAGTTTAGACATAATTATCAAACCGCCTGGAATCGCCCACGTAATATATCTTCGGCACAACGCGCTGTGTTTCCAACGCCTGGATGGCCAGCCAGAGCGCGTCCAGCATATCTTCGGTGCCATGGGGGAAGTGGAGCAGTTCTTCTTCAAGTTGCGTTAGCCAGGCCATGCCGTTCGGCTTTGGCAGGCGTATAGCGCCGTTCTCAAAAAGCGGGGTTAAGCCGCGCAGCCTGGCATGTTTATCATCGGACGCGTTTATGGTTTTAAGCGGCATACGCTTGGTCTCTTCGTCCGTACGCAGCGACTCGGCAAAGGCCGCCTGATAGCCATTGGATTCTACCGCCATCAGGCATGGGTGGTACTGGTGAAATACCCGTTTAGCCGCTTTGAGTTGCTCATTGAACGGAATCCTGTCGCGGTAGGCGTCAATGACGTAGACATTCCCTGCTTTATCCTTGCCGATGACGCAATAAGCAAATCGCGAACTGCCCTCCCGCCGGGAGATAGCCAGATCAATCCCCACGTAGATCGAGAGACCATCCGGCACGTGGTCATACCTGCCGGAATCAAGCCACGCCGCCTTAAAGTCAGAGCCCTCCTGGCCGGATGGATCATTGAGATACAGGCAATTGTAAGAGCTCGT